GATCCTGAGTCTCCCTTTGTTACCAGTGGATTACGTTTAGGTACTGCTGCTCTTACTACTAGAGGGTTTGATGAAAACGACTTTGTTGAAGTTGCTGATATTATCGCAAGTCGATTAAACAATTATGAGCAAGATGGAAATAAAGAAGAGTGTTTGGTAAGAGTATCTAAACTTTGTAAAAGCAATCCTCTCTACTAAATATAGTATATCGTCGCCGCAGGGGAACGACTGGCAAAAACCAGTTGACTTCCCCTTTTTTTCTTGGTATAATAGTTTGAGGTAAATCAAAGCAATGTCAATTAAGTTAGTCGTTCTTAAGTCTGGTGATCATGTGATTGCAGACGTAAAGGAAATTGTAAAAGAGGATGTTATCCGGGGTATTCTGTTGAACAAACCCTGTAGAGTAAGGGCAGCACGTCCAATGCTTCTGACTGAAGAAGAGAGTCCTCAAGACGATGGTGATGTGGAAATTACTTTCTCACCTTTCATTCTTCTTACAAATGATGAAGATGTCATCATTCCTCCAGATTGGATTGTTAGTATTGTTAATCCATTGGACTCTGTTGTAAATCTGTATCAGGAGAAAATTAATGGACAAGTCGATTAAGTGTTTGCTTTTGGATGTTGATAATGTCATCATCTCAGAAGTTGTGGAAATTCAAGCAGAGATTGGTGATCCAAACTGCAAATTGATCAATCCATATCGTTTCTATCCAGATAAAGATATGGAACCTTGGCCAAAAGCAACCAATCAGAAAGAGTTGATGCTTCGAGCAGAAGACATTCTTACAATGGCAGATCCAACTTCAGAAGTTATTAAAAAGTATCTAGAACTCACTTCGTAATGCGATTTTACACAAATGTCCAGATGGTCGGGGACCACTTCTTGGTACGAGGTTATGAAAATGGTAAACATTTCATGACCCGAGAGAAGTTTTACCCGACTCTTTTTGTTCCGTCTAAGAAAACAACAAAATACAAGACACTTGATGGTGAATGTGTAGAACCAATTGAACCAGGCACAGTTCGTGAATGTAGGGAATTTGTCAAACGATATGATGGAGTAGAGAACTTCAAGATCTCTGGCAATACGGGGTATATCTATCAGTATATCTCTGAAAACTACAAGCAAGATGAAATCAAGTTTGACATTAGTAAGGTCAAGATCTCAACGATTGATATTGAGGTGGCATCTGAGAATGGATTCCCTGATGTGGAATCTGCTGCAGAGGAGATTCTACTCATCACAGTGCAAGATTATACAACCAAACAGATTCGCACTTGGGGACGTGGACCATTTAATAACAAACAGGCGAACGTTATCTACAAAGGATTCAGAACTGAATATGAGTTACTGAATGACTTCATAAACTGGTGGATGATTGAAACCAATACTCCTGAAGTTGTGACTGGATGGAATAGTGAACTGTATGATATGCCATATTTGGTGCGTCGTATCTCTAGAATCCTTGGTGAGAAGTTGATGAAGCGCCTCTCTCCTTGGGGTCTAGTGACTGAACGTGAGACTATTATTATGGGTCGCAAGCATATTTCTTATGATGTTGGCGGTATCACACAACTCGATTACCTAAATCTTTATAAGAAGTTCACTTACAAGGCGCAGGAATCCTATCGATTGGATTATATTGCGAGTGTAGAACTTGGGCAAAAGAAACTTGATCACTCTGAGTTTGATACATTTAAGGACTTCTATACTAATGGGTGGCAGAAGTTTGTAGAATATAACATCATTGACGTGGAACTTGTTGACCGAATGGAAGACAAGATGAAATTGATTGAACTTGCCATTGTTATGGCATATGATGCAAAGGCAAACTATGCCGATGTATTTTATCAAGTTCGTATGTGGGATGCAATTATTTACAACTATCTCAAAAAACGAGATATTGTAATCCCACCGAAAGAACGTTCAGACAAGGACTCCAAATACGCAGGTGCTTATGTCAAGGAACCGATTCCGGGAAAGTATGATTGGGTTGTGTCTTTTGACCTTAACTCTCTCTACCCTCATCTTATTATGCAGTACAACATCTCTCCAGAGACGTTACTTCCGGAGCGACATCCTTCGGCTACAGTTGATAGAATCCTTAATCAGGAAATAAACTTTGAACCGTATAGTGATAATGCTGTCTGTCCTAACGGTTCAATGTATCGAAAAGATGTTCGTGGATTCTTGCCAGAATTGATGGAGAAGATCTATACAGATCGAACCATCTATAAAAAGAAGATGCTTAAAGCAAAGCAAGATTATGAAAAGACTCCAACTAAAGCACTTGAAAAAGAAATCGCTAGGTGTAACAACATCCAAATGGCGCGTAAAATCCAACTCAACTCTGCTTATGGTGCTATTGGTAATCAATACTTTCGCTATTATAAACTTGCTAATGCCGAAGCAATCACCCTCTCAGGTCAAGTCTCAATCCGATGGATTGAGAATAAAATGAATGAGTATCTAAATACTCTGTTGCAAACAAAAAAAGAGGATTACGTTATCGCATCAGATACTGATTCGATCTATCTTAATCTTGGACCTCTTGTTGATAAATTTTTTAGTGCTAAGTCTGGCGATAAAGGAGCGATTGTTTCCGTACTCGACAAAATCTGCCAAGAAAAATTTGAACCTTTTATTGAAAGTTCGTATGGAAAACTGGCGACGTATGTAAATGCTTACGACCAGAAGATGCAGATGAAGCGTGAGAATATCGCTGAACGTGGTATTTGGACTGCTAAGAAGAGGTATATCCTCAATGTTTGGAATAGTGAGGGTGTTCAATATACAGAACCCAAACTTAAGATGATGGGAATTGAAGCGGTCAAATCTTCAACTCCTGCACCTTGTCGTCAGATGATTAAGGATGGTCTTAAATTGATGATGAACGGCACTGAAGATGAGGTCATAGATTTCATAGATAAGTGTCGTAAAGACTTTAAGAACCTTCCTCCAGAGGATATTGCCTTCCCTCGCTCTGTGTCTGATGTGGTCAAATATAGATCATACTCTAGCATTTATTCTAAGGGAACTCCTATTCACTGCCGTGGAGCCCTTCTCTTTAATCACCATATTAAGGAGAAGAAATTGACCAATAAATACTCACTTATCAATAATGGTGAGAAAATTAAGTTTCTTTATCTGAAGAAACCTAATATCATTCAAGAGAATGTTATCTCTTTCATTCAGTATTTTCCTAAAGAATTGGGTCTTGACAAATACATTGATTATGATCTACAATTTGAAAAGAGTTTTGTTGAACCTCTCAAGTCGATCCTAGATGCAATTGGATGGAATGTAGAAAAAACCGTAAACCTGGAGTTATTTTTTTCCTAATGGAATTGCCTATCAACGACAAAGAACTTGGTACTATTATTAGTGCTATGCGTCTCGGTGGAGATGCTGCACTCTATCAAAAACTAAAAAGGATTAAGGATATCCGTGATGCTAACCCAGGCGGACCTTACAAAAAAATTGCCCGCGAAGAATTTGGAATTGTTATTTAATGGATTTTTTAAAAGATATAGTAAAGGAAATCGGAGATGACTTTACCAAACTCGCAAGAGACATCGACGACACAGAAACCTATGTGGACACGGGTTCTTACATTTTTAATTCACTGGTCTCAGGTAGCATATTTGGCGGTGTTTCTGGGAATAAGATTACTGCCATTGCTGGTGAGTCTTCTACTGGCAAGACTTTCTTTTCTCTCGCTGTCGTCAAAAACTTTCTTGATTCTAATCCTGACGGATATTGCCTTTATTTTGACACCGAGGCAGCAGTTAATAAATCTCTTCTCGAAAGCAGAGGAATTGATCTCTCACGTCTTGTCGTGGTCAATGTAGTGACTGTTGAGGAGTTCCGTAGTAAGGCACTCAAGGCAGTAGATATGTATCAAAAAACACCTGAAGAAGATCGCAAACCCTGTATGTTTGTGCTAGACTCTTTAGGAATGCTTTCGACTGAGAAAGAGATTACTGATGCACTCAACGAAAAATTGGTTCGTGATATGACAAAATCACAACTGATTAAGGGTGCTTTCAGGATGTTGACACTCAAGTTGGGGCAGGCTAAAATTCCAATGATCGTTACCAATCACACTTATGACGTTATCGGTTCTTATGTGCCAACTAAAGAGATGGGAGGAGGTTCGGGACTCAAGTATGCAGCGAGTACAATCATCTATCTCAGCAAAAAGAAAGAGAAGGATGGAACAGAAGTCATTGGAAATCTTATCAAGGCAAAGACTGCTAAGTCACGTTTAAGCAAGGAGAACAAGGATGTTACAGTGCGTCTCTATTACGATGAGCGTGGTCTTGATCGACATTATGGTCTTCTTGAACTCGGTGAGATTGGCGGACTTTGGAAGAACGTTGCCGGACGTTATGAGATAGATGGGAAGAAGGTTTATGCGAAAGCAATCCTTAAAGACCCTGAAACATATTTCACCCCAGAGGTGATGGAAAAACTTGATGAAATCGCAAGGAAAGAATTCTCTTATGGAACGAATTGAGACCACTATTTTACGAAACTTAGTTTTCAATGAAGAGTATTCTCGCAAAGTAATTCCGTTTATTGAACCTGATTATTTTGAACAAAGATCTGAAAAAGTTATCTTTGAGGAGGTTACTCAGTTCATTGTAAAGTATGGCAATGCTATTACGACTGAAGCACTTCGTATTGAACTTGATAATAGAACAGATCTTTCTGAGACGGAGGTCGGAGAAACTAGAGACATTACTGGTTCTTTAACTGACTCGCCAGTTGATAATAATTGGTTGCTAGATACTACTGAAAAGTGGTGTCGTGATCGTGCTATCTACTTGGCACTGATGGAATCAATCAGTATCGCTGATGGTCAAGATCAAAATAAAAATAGGGATGCTATTCCTTCTATTCTTTCAGATGCTTTAGCAGTATCTTTCGATAATCATATCGGTCACGATTACTTAGTCGATTATGAAGAACGATATGCGTCATATCATAGAAAAGAAGACAAGATACCGTTTGGACTCGAATTTTTCGACAAGATTACAAAGGGTGGCCTTCCAAATAAAACACTCAATATTGCTCTCGCTGGCACTGGTGTTGGTAAGTCTTTGTTTATGTGTCATGTCGCAAGCAGTGTGTTACTCCAAGGCAAGAACGTACTATACATCACGCTTGAGATGGCTGAGGAGAAAATTGCTGAAAGAATTGATGCTAATCTTCTGAATGTTCCTATTCAAGATTTGACGGATCTTCCTAAAGTAATGTTTGAGAATAAGGTGACAAACGTTGCTAAAAAAACTCAAGGTTCTCTTATAATTAAAGAGTATCCAACTGCTAGCGCACATAGTGGACATTTTAAGGCACTTCTTAATGAACTTTCACTTAAGAAGTCTTTTAAACCTGATATTATATTCGTGGATTATCTCAATATTTGTTCCTCGTCACGTTACAAAGGATCTTCCAATATTAATTCCTATACTCTTGTTAAGTCGATTGCAGAAGAACTTAGAGGATTGGCTGTCGAAGCCGAGGTCCCTATCGTATCTGCCACCCAGACCACTCGTTCTGGTTATGGTAGCTCTGATGTTGACCTTACTGACACTTCTGAGTCCTTTGGTCTCCCTGCTA